AGTGGGAAGTCTGATTTTGTTGATAGAATGGTGGTGGGTTACCAAATGAAGTATGGATGGAAAACAGCATTTGCTTCACCTGAAAATAAACCAACGTTTCTTCACGCACATAAATTAATGCGTAAAGTGGGTAATTGGATGCCTAAGAAACAAGATATAGGTTCAGATAAGTGGAATGCTGTTACGTCATTAGTTAATGACAATTTTTATTTTATTGAAAACGAAAGATATGATCTTGATGCGGTCTTATCAAAAGGAGCGGAACTTGTTAAAAGGAAAGGTATTAAATGTTTAGTTATTGATCCTTATAATAAAGTTAAAATGAATGGTGCTAGTGCAATGAGTATACCTGATGCAACTATGGAATACTTAACTCGTGTTGAAGCTTTTGCTAAAAAATATGATGTGCTAGTTATTATTGTTGCCCATCCTACAAAAATGTATAAAAAAGATGATGGTACGATCGACGAACCGACTATGTATTCTATCAAAGGAGGTGGTGAGTGGTATGATGCTTCTTATCACGGTCTGCTTGTTCATAGGGATTACAATAATAAAACAGTTAAAGTCAAAGTTCTTAAAGTTAAGTTTCAAAATCTTGGCGAGAATCAAGCTGAAGCTCATTTCAAGTGGGATCATACAAGCGGTGATTACATACCATTTGAACAATTACAAGTAAATAGTATGCCGTGGGAAGTGGATTAAAAAAGAAAACAAAGTACAAAGGTTTAAATACGGGTTTTATGCCCAGTGAAGAACAAATGAAATGGTCTAGATATTGTATTAATAATAATATAAGAATAAGTCCAGTGCCAACGCAAAGGGGAATGCATCCAGAAGAATGGCGTATTGCTATTAGTGTTGGGCCATATAAACGCGGAGAAAAACCATATTTATCTCCTAATGTATATACAGCAGATAATATATGGCAAGAATTATATAATATGAAGAAATATTATTACGATAAAAGATGATTAATATAGAAGAAGAATATTTAGGTTTATTATCAGGAGTGTTATATGGAGGTGCGGAAAAGCCCGACAGAACAGGTACAGGTACTAGATCTGTATTTGGTAGAATGATAAGACACGATATGCGTCTTGGATTTCCATTATTAACAACTAAAAAAATATATTGGAAAAATGCTTTGGCAGAGATATTATGGATCGTCAACGGTCGTACCGATATTGCTTATTTGCATGATCACGGTGTTAAGTATTGGGATCCCGATTACAAAAGATCTGGAAGAAAAGATGGTACACTTGGACCTGTATATGGTGCTCAGTGGCGTAATTTCAATGGTTTTGATCAGTTTAGAGCCATTATTAGAGAACTCGAAGAAAATCCATCCTCTCGTAGACTTGTGCTATCGGCGTGGAACCCTGCTGATCTTGCTGATATGGTACTTCCTCCTTGCCATCACGGTTTTCAGTTATATAGTGATGGTACACACTTAGATCTTTTATTATCACAAAGATCTGCTGATTTGTTTTTAGGATTACCATATGATATAGCTATGTATGGCTTTTTAATTACTATGATAGCTAAAGGTGCATTATTAAAACCTAGACATTTAACTATAAGTTTAGGTGATTGTCATATATATAACAATCATATTGAACAAGTAAAAACTCAATTGTCTCGTGAAATGAAAACATTACCTGAATTACATTTACATACAGGTATATTTTTTGGCGAAAGAGAATTGCCGGATTCAAAAAGTTGGAATTTAGTTATTCCAAAGTTTGATGATTTTATTTTATTAAATTATGAACCACACAATCCTATTAAAGCTGAATTATCAGTAGGAGTTTAAATTAAAATTATGAGATTACTTTTATTATTATTACCTTTTATTTGTTTTTCACAAATAGATTATTCAGGTGTAAATCAAGTTGATATTACTGATGATTTATTTTATGAAGAACCACAAATAGGAACTGTTATAAGAACATATAATCCTAATCCTTATAGTTCATTTATAAATCAAGGAAAAATTATAACTTCTTTTGAAGCTGATTCAGACTTTGATGCTATCATTGAAGCGCAATGGAAAACTGATTTTATAATTAGGCCCGGAGAGCAGGTTAAAGATGCTTTAGTTAGAGGTCAAACTAAATATTATATTATTAGATGGGAGCAGTAGAGCTAAGTAAAGGCAAATATAAAATATATCATATTCTTGGTAAAAAAATTGGTTGTACTACAAACATACAAAAAAGAGTTGTAGAGGAACAAGGTTTTAAACCCGGTGAATATGAAGTTATATTTGAAACAGATGATATTAAAGAAGCTGCAAAAGCTGAAAGACAATTACAAAAAGATTTAGGTTATAAGGTTGATATAAAACCTTATGATAAATTATTTAAAAAACCTATGAGTAAAAAAGTTAATGTAACAGAACAAACAACTACATTCGCTATATCTAAAAAAGATATTGATGGACGATTTTTAGGTGATTTAAAATGGGAAACAATATATGGCAATGTAGATATAAATGCAACCGATAAAATAGAATGGATATTAGATAATGTAAAAACATCTATGTATAATAATAATCGGTGTTATGTTTATAATAAAGCAATGCATGAAGCTGGTCCTTTTCAAACTTTTGATAAGCCTTCTAAGGAAGTGGGAATAGGAATTATGGAATTTGATTTAATAAGAGACTGGGCTGAAAAAAGAGGTATATATGATAAAGGTGATGCTAAAACACAATATATAAAACTTCAAGAAGAATCAGGTGAATTAGCTAAAGCTTTATTAAAAGATGATCAAGCAGAAGTAATAGATGCTATAGGAGACATGGTTGTTGTATTAACTAACCTAGCTCATATGAGAGGAATATCTATAGAGCAATGTATAGGCTCTGCTTATGAAGTTATATCTAAAAGAACAGGTAGTATGATTAACGGAACATTTGTAAAAGATGCGTGATAAAATTATAAAAGATGTTATCGATAAGTTCAAGGAACGAAGCGATGTAGGTTACAAAAAATATGGTGTTACTTTACACGATGATGAACCCAGCTTACATAAGTGGCTTAATCATTTACAAGAAGAGCTTATGGATGCTATTAATTATATTCAAAAGCTTAAGATGGAAACCAGTGATGCTCTTGAAGAAAAAATACTAAAAGACTACGAAGAAGAAGATAGTTTTAGTAAGTATTCAAATCCAGAAAGGTGGACTGAAGATAGAACATGGTAAAACGTAGAAGCAAAAAGCGAGGTCCTGTTGTTGCTAAAAAAATATCTTATGATGGTATTAAGTTTGCATCAGGACTTGAACGCTATACTTATATGGCCCTTAAAAAAGAAAAGTTATTTGAAGGATATGAAAATGAAGTTTTTCAACTTATTGAAGGTTTTAATTTTCAAAATATATCTTTTGAAAAACAATCTAATGGCAAGGGAGAATATGTAAACAGAGGTCAAAAAAAAATATTAGGAATCAAATATACTCCTGACTTTGTTGGGAAAGATTTTATAATAGAATGTAAAGGAAGAGCTAATGAATCTTTTCCTTTACGCTGGAAATTATTTAAATTATGGCTTACGAAAAACAAGATTGGAAAGACGCTTTACAAGCCGCAAAATCAAAAGGAAGTGGATCAGACGATCAGTTTGATCAAAGAAGCAAGAAGAAAGAAGCGCGCGTAATGTATACAAGGCGTATTTTAGAAAGAGAAGTTAAACAGTATTTAAAATCAAAAAAAGGTGCAATCAGATACAGAGATATTGATAAAATCGGAAGAAGACACGGATTTTACATTACGTGATCATTATAAAGAAAGAATAAATTTTCATATGAAAATGCTAATGTATTATTTAGAACAATGACAGGGTGGGAATTATCTTTAGGATTATATCCTGGATTACTTGTAGGTATAAGAAGTTATCCTGAGAAAACATTTACGGAGCATGTATTATATTTACCATTAGTAGAATTTGTATTAACAGTATATTATGAATAATATTAAAGAATACGTATTAAAACATTATCCTAAAAGGTTTAAAAATAAACCTGTAATAATAGAGGACTGTAAAAATCATTATAAAGTTTATCACAATAAAGATGCTAGTCCCTTAATACTTAGCAAAAATATATGAAAGAATCTAGACTATTAGAAATGTCCAATAAGATAGATACTTTAGGCGCGGCTATGAATAGAGTTGTAAATGAAATAGCAAACCTAAAAGATTTATCTATAGGTACAATGGAATTAATAAAAGAATTTCCGGATTATCCGGATGCTTTAGAAAAGTTAAAAGAAAGTTTAACAAAGAAAAAAGAAGAAAAATAAATGGGCTTATTTGAAGAAAGAATACCATATAAACCATTTGAATATCCAGAATATTATACTGAAGGGTGGCTTAAACAAGCACAGGCTTTTTGGTTACATACTGAAATACCTATGTCAGGCGATGTTAAAGACTGGAATGAAAAGCTTACTGCTTCAGAAAAGAATTTAGTAGGTAATATATTATTAGGCTTTGCTCAGACTGAATGTGCAGTATCTGATTATTGGACACAAAAAGTTGTATCGTGGTTTCCAAAACACGAAATACAACAAATGGCAATGATGTTTGGATCACAAGAAACTATTCATGCAGTAGCTTATAGTTA